CCTTGCATCGGGTGGTAAGTCTATTGTTGAACAACTAGCCAACCATCTTGGTGGCATAAGTAAACTAGCCATAGTGCCTGAGATCGGGGTACAGGACGGGATACAGGCGGTGAGGATGATTCTGCCCAAGTGCTACTTTGACCCGATCTGTGATGAGGGGCTAGAGGCACTCAGACAGTACCAAAGAGAATATGATGAGGACAAGAAAACTTTTCGTCAAACTCCAAGGCATGATTGGTGTTCACACCCCGCAGATGCGTTTAGAATGCTTGCAGTCGCGTATCGACAAGACAAGTCAAACGAACCCCAACCCAAAGGGAAGACTTTACAGACGATTACGTTAGACGAATTGTGGGATTTTGAAACTACACATAAAGAGGAACGCATATGAGCCAACCAGTAGCAGAAGTAGGTGGATACAAGAACATCACGGAAACAGGGGCGGTCTCGACAGGGGCTTGTCAACTTATCGGGTTCTATGTAAACAGCACAAACGCAGGCACATTGGTCTTGAGAGACGGAGGCTCTGGCGGTACTGTTATGTCAGGCACGATCACACCAGTAATCGGGTTTCATAGATTCCCCGCTAATGTTGGAACAAGCCTCTATGCGACTATCGCTGGAACTGCATTGAATGTGACATTCTTCTACGCAGGCTGATATGTACGAGAACGCCTACGATGATGGGGCTTATGAGGAAGATCAAGGCCCGTTCTGGCACGACCAACTAGACAAAGCCGCCAAGGTCTTTGACAAGTGGGAAAAGCGCGGTAAGAAGGTAGTAAGACGCTACCGAGACGAGCGCGATGCCATCGAGATGCCAAGGATGAAATTCAACATCCTTTGGTCAAACATTTCTGTCTTATTCCCTGCACTCTACGGACGCATGGCAAAGCCAGAGGTTAGCCGTAGGTTCATGGACTCAGACCCCGTAGGTCGATTAGCCTCCACCATGTTAGAGCGCGTGGTCGAGTACGAGGTAACTCAATTTAACGACTTTGACTCTGCTATGCGTGGAGTGGTGGAAGACAGACTGTTGCCTGGTCGCGGTACAGCGTGGGTGCGCTATGAGCCAATCATTGTTGGTCAAGAGCCTCAAGAGCCAAAGATGCCAACAGGCATTGACCCAGACGAAGGCATTGAGATCACCAACACAGAGGAAATCGAGCGCGTTGACTCAGCGCATAGTCCTGTGGATTATGTCTATTGGACAGACTTTCTCCATTCACCAGCCCGAACATGGGATGAAGTCTGGTGGGTAAGCCGTTGGGTCTACATGACCCCCGAAGAGGGCATAGAGCGTTTTGGTGATGTGTTTAAGAATGTGCCATTGCACGACCAGAATGACGATATAGACTCCAAAAACCCAATGACTGCCAAAGCCACCTATGGCAAGAAGGCTAAAGTCGCTGAAATATGGAACAAACGCACTAAAAAGGTTTGTTGGGTTGCCAAGGGATACCCCCAAGCACTAGATGAGCGTGATGACCCTCTCGAATTAGAGCAGTTTTTCCCTTGTCCAAAGCCTTTATTGGCTACTACGACAAACGGGTCGATGATTCCAGTACCAGATTACTGCGAATATGAAGATCAAGCCCAAGAATTAGACAACCTGACACAACGCATTTACCTATTGGTGAAGGCTTGCAAGGCGGTCGGTGTGTTTAACGCTGAGTTTAAGGAACTTGGGCGGTTATTCACAGAGGGCGTGGACAACAAACTGTTCCCCGTGACTGCGTGGGCAGCCATGAGCGAAAAAGGTGGGCTAAAAGGCGCGATTGATATGCTCGATACGAGCGCAATCATCAAGACCTTACAGCAACTTTATCAATCTAGAGAGGTTGTCAAGCAATCCATCTACGAAATCTCTGGAATATCAGACATTCTCAGGGGTTCTACTAACGCAAACGAAACCCTTGGTGCTCAACAACTAAAAGCCAACTTTGGTAGCCTAAGACTGAGGGCTACTCAGGGCGATGTAGCGAGATTTGCTACTGATCTTTTCCGCATCAAGGCTCAGATCGTTTGTAAGTTCTACCCACCAGAGTTGATTGTCGAGATGTCTGGGGTGATGAACACGCCAGAGGGTCAGAATCCGCAATTGTTGCAAGCTGCGGTGCAAATGCTCTCAAACAGCACGATTCGAGACTTCCACATCCAAGTTGAGGCAGACACACTAGCCCAGATTGACGAGCAAGCCGACAAGCAGAATGCAAACGAGGCAGTCCAAGCAATTGGTTTGTTCTTACGCGATGCTTTGCCTATGGTTCAGCAAGCCCCTGAGATGCTACCAATGGCAAGTGAGATGCTATTGTTCTTGGTACGCAGATACCGCGCAGGGCGCAGTCTAGAGTCGGCAATTGAGCAAGCAATGAAGTCATTACAAGCCAAAGCACAACAAGCCCAACAACAACCGCCTCAACAAAACCCTGAGATGCTCAAGTTACAGGCTGAACAACAAGCCGAGCAAGCGCGTATGCAAGCCTCTGCCCAAACCGAGCAGATGAAGATGCAAGCCCAGGCTCAGTTAGAGCAAGCAAAAGCCCAACTTGAGATGCAGATGCAAGAAGCAAAAGCCCAAGCAGATATGCAACTAGAACAGATGAAAGAGCAGTTTGCCCTACAACTTGCCAACAACGAGTTACAAGTCAAGGCTCGGGAGATGCAAGGGCGTGAGGAATACGAGCGTTGGAAAACCGAGTTGGAGGCAGCGACCAAGATCATGGTGGCTCGGATTGGTAGCAACCCTGGCGTTGATTTGCCTGTGGTGGAAGCTGCAGCGGCTCAAATTACAAATGAGTTAGGCGCACCAATCGTTCAAGCAATGGACAAAATGGCAATGATGCAAGATCAGATGGCAAATATGCATGGACAAACCATGCTAAACATTGGCGAAGCAATTAAAAAACTCGGTGCGCCAAAGAAGGTAGTGAGGGGTGCTGATGGTCTAGTAATAGGCGTGGAGACAGTATGAGCCTAGTCTTAGCCGATAGGGTCAGGGAGACCACCGAGACAACGGGAACAGGCACGATTACTTTGGTTGGCGCGGTACAAGGCTTTCAATCATTTGCAGTCATTGGCAACAACAACACCACCTATTACACGATTAACCGCAATACAGAGTGGGAAGTCGGCATTGGGACTTACTACGGGGGGACACTAAGCAGAGATACTGTTTACGCATCCTCTAATGGTGGGGCTAAAGTCAATTTCAGCGCAGGCTCAAAGGATGTGTTTGTTACCTACCCTGCAAGCAAGTCAGTCAATGAAGACGCTAATAATCGGGTATTGATACCTTACACAAGTGGCACAACCAATGTTGGCTCTTTAAATGTAGGTGATGCTACTGCTCACACAGATTCGGGCGTAATAGCAGGGTTTACGGCAAGCGAGCCGTTATATCTTTACACAAGTTTGCAAAACACAAGTTCAGCAAACACGAGTTATGCAAGTTATGCTGTCAATGATGGTGGGCATACTGCTTATGGTGAACTAGGAATTAACAACGCTAATTACAGTTACACGGCTGCGGGGTTTCCCAATAATGGGTTTTCTGCGCCATTGGCTAGTTTTGTGGAGTCCTTTGGTGGCCCGTTAGTCTTAGGGTCATGGGATAACCAAAAGATTAGTTTTATTGTCAATGGGTCTGTAAACACTACGGACGCAATGACGATCAACACCAATGGGTCGGTAGCGTTTAATGGTCAGGTAGGAACTGCGGGGCAAGTTTTACAAAGCAACGCCACAAGCGCACCTACTTGGGTAACACCTAGTGGTTCTGGCACAGTAACAAGCGTAGCAGCAACTGTTCCATCATTTTTATCTGTTGCTGGCTCACCAATTACAACAAGTGGCACATTAGCAATCACATTGTCTGGTACAGCGTTGCCAATAGCAAATGGCGGTACTGGCGCAACTACATTAGCTGGTGCATCTATTGCCACTTACTCAGGTACTGAGACACTAACCAACAAACGTATTGACCCAAGAGTTACAAGTGCCGCATCTGCATCTTCTTTAACCCCAGATATATCGGCTAGTGATGTCTATGCTTACACAGCGTTGGCGGCAGGACTTACTATTAATGCCCCAACAGGAACGCCTCTTGATGGGGACAAATTGATATTTAGATTGTTGGACAACGGCACAAGCAGATCATTGACTTGGAACGCAACATACACAGTTATTGGTGTAACTTTGCCAACAGCAACAACCATTAGCAAAACAACTTATGTAGGTTGTATTTATAACGCCAACAACACTCGTTGGGATGTAATTGCAGTAACCACACAGGCTTAATATGGTAAAGATTGACTTCTCTTTTCACTCACAATACGGCACGTTTGCAGATGCTTTGGTTTTAGAAGATGACCACGGACTAACCCAAGATGAGATTAATGCCATGCAACAGCAGAGGTTTGATAACTGGATTGCTGTAATAACTGCACCTCAATCTGAGGAAGAGTAATGGCAGATAGATATTGGATTCTTGGCACAGGCACTTGGGATGCCACCAATACTGTTAATTGGTCAGATACTAGCGGAGGTTCTGGTGGATTCTCTGTTCCAACTTCGGCAGATAACGTATTCTTTGATGCAAACTCAAATGTATTAGCCACCGCATTTACAGTCACT